TGGTTTGAGAACCGCGAAGCGGGCGAAGCGCCGGAACATGTCGGACGGCTGATCAACGGCCTCAAGGTATGGAGGGAAGTCTGATGGCACTCAATCCGTATCAGGGCGAGCGCGTCGCTAACCTTCGCGAGCGCGTCGAGCTACAAGAGCGCGTCGTGACGCAGAACGGCTTTGGCGAAGAGATCATCACATACGAAACACTGGACACCGTTTGGGCGCGCGTCGAACCGCTCAAGGGCACCGAGAAGTGGAGCGCCCAACAGGTTATCGCTGAGCAGCTCTATCATGTGTTCGTCCGGCACCGCACCGACCTTAGCGTCCTGGACCGTGTGGTGTGGCGAGGCCAGAGCATGGATATCACCGCGATCACCAATCCCGACGAGCGACGGCGCTTCCTGCAACTCGACGTCGAGGTGCTCAACCCGTGACACGGTTCTACAGCACCGCTAATTGGCAGAAGATACGGGCAGCCCAACTCGCTCGCGAGCCCATGTGTCAGGGCTGCGAGGTCAACCCGGCTACCGTCGTCGACCATATCGTCCCTATCAGTCAGGGCGGCGCGAAGCGTGATCCCGCTAATCTTCAATCTCTTTGCCGTGACCCGTGTCACCAAGCGAAGACCAATGCCGAGCGTGCCGGTCAACGCTGGATGCCGCCTAAATATGAGGGCTGCTTTCCTGACGGCTCCCCGCGCGATCCTTCGCACCCTTGGTACACGGGAGGGGGCCAATGATCACCACGGATCGTTGCGCTAGACCGGCGGGGGGAGTCACAAAAATGGTTAGTTTCACATGGGCTTGAGAGGACCAGGAGCGCGCACCCGTAAAGCGCCGGTCGATCATGGCGAAATGCCGTGGCAGCGTCCGCGCCTCAGCCGCGCCGGGCGGATTATCGCGTTCATGGAATACCTGCCGGTTACGAAGGGCATTCTGGCCGGGCAGAACATGAAGCTGCTCGCGAATCAGAAAGCCTTCATCAAGGCGGTCTACGGCAAGACGCCTCGACGCATCGCAATCAAGTCGGAGCCGCGCGGCAACGGCAAGACCGGGTTACTTGCGGGCTTGTGCCTGGCGCACCTGATCGGCCCGGAAGCCGAGCAGCGGGGCGAGGTGTACAGCGCCGCGATCGACAAGAAACAAGCGGGACTGATCTTCAACGAAATGAAGGCCATTATCGAGGCGGTGCCGGCCTTCGATGAGGTCTGCAACATTCGTCGCTTCGACAAGATTATCGAGGTCATGCACGGGCAAGGCATCGGCTCGATCTACGAGTCGTTGAGCGCCGACGTGCGACGCGCACACGGTCTGTCGCCGACATTTTGGGTTTATGACGAATACGCGCAGACAAAGACCGACGAGCTGATGGCGAACCTGCAAACCGCGATGGGCAAACGGAAGCGATCCCTCGGCGTTGTGATTTCAACGCAAGCCGCGACCGATCACCATCCGCTGAGCGTCATGATCGACGACGCCTTGCGCGGCGAGGATCCAGACGTATACGTACAACTCACCGCCGCACCCGTCGACGCCGACCCGTTCGACGAAAAGGTTTGGCGACAATGCAATCCCGCATGGGGCAAGTTCCTCGACAAGGAAGAGTTTCGCAGCCAAGCCCGGCGGGCGCAGCGCGTGCCATCGTTCACCGGACGGTTTCTGAACCTGCGGCTCAACCAACGTGTAGAGGCCGAAGATCGCTTCATCAACGCGACTGACTGGCGCGCGTGCGGTCACAAGATCGACGCCGACGCGCTACGCGGTAAACGCTGCTTCCTGGGCCTCGACCTGTCGTCGACCACGGACCTGACGGCGCTCGCCGCGTTCTTCCCGGAGACGGGTGACTTGCTGGTGTGGTTTTGGCGTCCCGCCGACACGCTCGACGAAGCGGAACGGCTCGATCATGTGCCATATCGCGTCTGGATACGGGAAGGCTTCATGGAAACGACACCCGGCCGCGCCATCGACAAGGCATATGTCGTGCACCGGCTTGGCGAGATCGCGGCCGCCTATGACGTGCAAGCGTGCGCTTACGACCGATGGGGGATCGAAGAGGTCAAACGCCTGATCGCCGACGAAGATATCAAGATCACGCTGACCGAGTGGGGGCAGGGATACAAGGATATGTCCCCTGCCCTGAGCGCGCTGGAAAAGCTGATCCTGCAAGGCGAGCTACGGCACCCGCAATCCCCGCCGCTGGACTATTGCGTCGGCAACGCCATCGCCGTGAGCGACCCGGCTGGCGGGCGGAAGCTCGACAAGAGCAAGAGCACGGGGCGGATCGACGGCCTCCAGGCGGCGGCAATGGCCGTCGGGCTCGCCACCCGAACCCCGACAAAGAAACCAAGTGTTTACCAGACGCGAGGGGCACTCACAATTGGAGTTGACTAATTTTTAGGCAATGCCTATTATTTAGGCATTCGCGTCGTGAGACGCCACGTCCCTTAGATGGAGTTTTATTCATGCTCAAGCTGCACGAGCTTCAGGAGCGCCGCGCAAAGGCAGTCTCCGAAATGCGCGCCCTCGCCGACAAGGTCGAGCAGCGCGGCGACGATTACACCGCCGACGAAGATAAGCGCCACGCGGCGCTCAAGACCGAAATCGCCGACCTCGACGCGAAGATCACCCGCGCCAAGGACGTGCAGGAAGCCGAGCGCAGCGCACCGGCCATCATCAGCGGCAACGGTCGCGACGGTGCCTTCGAAGACCGGGCGCGTTCCTTCTCATTGGTGAAGGCGATCAACGCTCAACTCGGCGTCGACGTTGACGCGGGATTCGAGCGTGAGATTTCCGCCGAGGTCCGCAATCGCAGCGGCCGGAAGTTCAACGGCATTGCCGTTCCCGATGAATACTTCCATGTTCCCGAACAGCGGACGCTCACGGTCGGCAGCGGCGCGGCGGACCTTTACCCGACCCAGCATCGCCCGGACCTGTTCATCGACCTGCTTCGCTCGGCCCTCGTGACCGGGCGACTTGGTGCGACCATCCTCGACGGTCTGGTCGGCGATCAGGACATTCCCCGTCAGACGGGTAGCGGCACCGCTCAATGGGTTGCCGAGGATAGCGCCCTTACCGAGACCGACGCCACGTTCGACGACGTGACGTTGAGCCCGAAAACGGTCGGAAGCATCACGTCGTTCTCCCGCCGCGCGATGCTGAACGCGGTCCCGAGCGTCGAGGCGCTGGTCCGACGCGACCTTGCCGCCGTTGTCGCTAACGCTATCGACCTCCAGGCGATGACTGGCGATGGCAGCGGCAACACCCCGACCGGCATCACCAACGAGAGCAACGTCGCAAACCCGTCGCTCGCGACACCGAGCTGGGCAGCCGTGTTGGCTTTCATTTCCGAAATCCAGGGCGACGACGCGGATATCGGGTCGATGGGCTGGGCGCTGAGCCCCGCCGCCGTCAAGAAGCTGCGGACGACCAACAAGGTTTCCGGCGAACCGGAGCACGGCTTCATCATGCCCGAGCCGGGCAACCTCGCCGGGTACACCGCCGCCACGACCACGGCTCTTGCACCGGCGGGATCGCCGTCGACGGCGACTGTGATCTTCGGCGCTTGGAGTCAGTTGCTCATTGGCTACTGGTCCGGTCTGGACGTGTTGGTCAACCCCTACGAGTCCACCGCGTATCACCGGGGCCGCGTGCTGGTCCGGGCCATGCGCGACGTGGACGTTGGTGTCCGTCACGGGGAGTCCTTCGCGTATGCCGACAACTTGCCCGCAACCTGAACGGCGTAGCCTTTCCGCCGAAATCCGCGCAAAGGGGCGACGCCTGGAAGGGTACGTCGCCACCTTCGGCGCGGAGGCGCGGATCGCCGACTTCACGGAAACGATCTTTCCGGGCGCGTTCAGCGCGTCCCTGTCGGAGGGGCGTGATATCCTCGCGCTCGCCGATCACGATCCGAAACGGGTACTTGCGCGAACCAAGGCGGGCACGCTCCGGCTCGCCGAGGACAACCACGGCTTGGCGTTCGACCTGGACGTTCCGGCTACCAGCTACGGTAACGACCTTCTCGCCCTGGTCGAAAGCCGCAATGCCGGTGGTATGAGCTTCGGATTCAGTATCCCAAAAGGCGGCGAACGTTGGGAAGGTTCCCGCCGTGAGCTGCGAAACATATCCTTGCATGAGGTCAGCGTTGTGTCGGCGCATCCGGCCTATGAGGGGACCGTCGTGCACGCCCGGCACCGGGTAATCCTTCCGCCCCGGCTCGCCGCCGCCCGGCGCTGGATCGACACCCTATGAACATCCTGACCCGCATATTCGGCAGGAAGACCGAGCAGCGAGCGCAAACCACAAGCTGGGATTTGCTCGCGACGCTTGGCTTGCCGACCGCTACCGGACAAATGGTGAGCCCCGCCGTTGTTGAGGGTCTGAGCGCCGCGTATAGCGCCGTCCAGATCATCGCCGAGACGGTCGGCATGTTACCGCTCGTGGTCTACCGGAAGGAAGGCGACGGGGTACGTCAGGCCGACGACGCGCACCCCGTCGCAATGCTGTTCGGTAACGCCCCGAACGAGTTGCAAACGCCCGTCGAGTTCCTGTCGGTCATGCAGGCGAACGTTCTCCTGCACGGTGCCGGCTACGCCGAGATCGTCCGCGAGAACGGCCTGCCCGTCGCGCTGTGGCCGCTCCATCCCGGTCAGGTGGCGCTCGCCCGCGTACCGGGGACGCGCCGAGTGATCTATGAGGTCAGCGACGAGATGGGCTCCCGCCGACTCCTGCCGTCAGAGGTGTTGGCGATCCGCGACCGTTGGGACGATCCCTTTACACCCCGGTCACGCCTCGACCGCACACGCGAGGCACTCGGCGGCGCGGTGGCCACGGAACGATTCGCGAG